ATCATATCATTATTACTGTTTGGCACTTTTTATAATTAACGATAAAAAACCTTACCTTTTTAAAAATATAATTTTTTAAAAATATATAAAAGAAAAACAATTATTATGAATTTAACACAAAATAAATACCAAGACATTATAGATGGAACGGACTCTGTTTATCTTTTATCAAAGAATATACGAGAAGGTATCATACACTCGTTTAAAGAACATAACTTTAAAATGGAAGGGTCTTATACTAAATCACTTGGTTGTGGGTTTAAAACCTTCTTAAAACATATTGAAGACCAAATGGAAGATTGGCAGAACTGGACTAACTTTTGTTTTGACTGTGAGACAACAATGTTAAATATCAGTTGGACTATAAAATATAAAGAATTTTATGAAATTAAAACCATAGAAGATTTAAATAAACAGAACCACTACACAAATATCGTGATTAAATGTCATAGTGAAATAAATATGTATAATTAATAAACTTATGTTGTATAAATTAATATAAAAAGAAAAACAATTATTATGAAAAAGAAAATTAAAACACTTAAAGATTTAAAAAGATTAGAATTAACTTGTATATCATTACATTTAAAAAATTATAATGCTTGTTTAGAATATAATAAACTATATGTTATATACGATAAGATTAGATTTAATAAACTTACTCAACTAAAAACATATATATCTACCAAAAGAAAAGAAAAGTCTCTTATATCTTCTTAAAATAAGAAATTAGTTAATATTTTATTTCTTTAAATCTACCATTTAATCCTTCAAAAGTGGTCTGCATATCTCTTGGTAATATATCTATACCAAAAGCCCACATTTCGAATATAGCTAATAATCTTCGTTTATTATTATGGTGGTTTGTTGTACTAAATATAGAGTTAATTCTATACTCAAAAGCTTGTACAACATCATATCTAAATGTTTCAAATAAATCTATAACATATCTTATATCTTCTTCTGATATACCCTTTTGTCTCCAATCTTGTGATATTTTATCAATATAAGTTTCGTGCATTTTATTTTGTTGTTTTAAGATATATTTTTTAAATTCATCAGGTGTCATTTTTTCTATATCTTGTTCTAATATTTTTTCAAAGCCTCTATAACATACATTTATCTTATGTTTGGTAAANNTAAAATCTTTACACATTCTAGATTTGGTGATATCATATTTTCCGTGCGTATAAAACTTCATTAAATAAACTTCCTTTTCTACCCTTATACAAGTGTTAAATAAATCGTGGTGTTTTAAATCTTCTATGTTTAATTTATTTTTTAAATTAAATAATCTGTTTATCCAAGCAGGTATACTTTTTTTAAACATAAACATAAAAGCCAATAATAATAAAACAATACTCGATATAACCCCACCTTCTTCCGCTAATGATTTTAAAACTTCTTCCATTAATATTTATTATTTTTCATTATAATCACAACAATCATCATCATCATTATGTTTATTATTATTACCTAAATAAATACCACTAAAGAAATTATTCTTAACTGGTTTTATATCATCATAGTCTGAATTATTAGTGTCATACTCTGTATAAGTGGTTCTGTTGGTCTTTAAATATTTTGTTAACCTATCACTTAAATATTCAGCATCGTCTCTTATATCTTGTCTAAGAAAGTTTATCTCGTTTAATTCAGATGGTGTAGAATTATCTGAACTTTTCTTTGAAATAGACTTATTAGTTATTTTAAAATTATAATAAGGTAAAGCTGTATATGTAACCCACTCAACTAAACAAGGTTGAATATAATCTTCTAAAAGTGTTACCATTCTTGGTTCAACAGTACCAGTTTGTACTTGACTTAATAAAGTGTTGAATAAATTAGAACCCAATATTCTTTCTATATTCATATTCTGTGCCTTTATAATCTGTGGGTGTATTAATTCTTCATCCACGTTTAAATTGACTACTGAATTTCTTTTATAGTAATCTGCTGTTATTAATAAGATTTTATTATTTGGCATCTTTTTCTTTATTTATTTTATTTATTTTCGATTCACACCACGATTTCATAGATTTCCCACCCCAAAGTAGGTATGATATAGTTCCACAAGCTTCTGTATCAGAACTATCATAATATTCCTCAGCTCTTGATAAATAAGAATATGTTCTTTTAATAGTATCAAATGATAATCCTCTTTTATTTGATATATCTTGAGCTCTATTTTTACCAACAGCAGTAGCACATTTTCCTTTTTCATTTAGTTCCAGTCCTCTTTTAGCATTATTTACAGCTGAACGAGGGTAATCGTTCCAAGACGTTTTATTTAAAGATAAGTCTTCTGATTTATTTTCTTCATTTTCTTCATCCTCTATAACAGCATCTAAATTAAAAGTAATTGATTTTTTAAGTTCTAAATCACCTTCAATATTATTAAAGTTCATAAGTCTCGTAAAAGAGTTTTGAATTAATATCTGATAGTTATCTATAACATTATGTTGAAAGACTGCCTCAGCCTCTATAATTTCGTTAGACGTACCTAATTTACCTGACGTAGGAACTCCTATTGCTGTAGAAGAAGCTCTATGACCAATAGTTATTTGTTCTTTAATTTGTATAGCTAAATCTTTATATCTAGTATCTGAATCATTTAAATTAATTGGTGTTAAAACAGGTACTTGTGTTTCATCTTCTGATAATGTTAATATAACTTTAGATGCATTAGCTGAACCTGCATATTGTTGTTCTAATTTCTTTTGAAATTGTTTCATTTCTTCATCAGAAGGTACTCCAATCATATTAATCATCATTGAAGGAGTGAACCCATTTTTAACAGATGATAAATGCCATAAAGCTATTTCAGTATCTAAAGCTATATAAGTAGAAGATGCTTGGTAATCAGGTAAAGGGTAGGTGTCTTCCGAGCCAGGTCTATACATTTTTACATAAACCAATTGTGTTGTTTCATCTTTATATTCTGTAGAAAATCCTTGAACCAATTTAGGTTTATATTTTTCTTTTCTTTCTTGTGACCAATCTGAACTAATTTGAAAAAAATCAACACCTTCTTCTTGCATTTTAGACATATCTGAATCATCACATAATTCTTTAACTATTCTAACAGAAGACCAGTCCATATATTGGAATCTAGCAATAGACTTTTTATCTTTAGACCACGTTACTAAATAACAAAAACCACCATATAATGTTAAATCATATGCGTTTTTATAAGCTATTTGGTCTAATGTTTCTTTACCATTGATATTGGCTATAAAAGATTTTTGTTCAATAGTTTCATAATCAAAACCTTTACCAGCTGTCATATCAGCTTTCTTTTTTAGTATAGCAGAGTGTAAAGAACTAGTATTCATCATATCTTTCAATATCTGAGGGTAATCATTATTTAAACCATAATAAATATAATCTTTATTATTTACTGTTTTAAAAACAGGTGATTCTACTTCTTCAGCTTGGGCTGATATCATCTGAACTTTTGTATTATTATTTTTATCCATAATTTAATATTTATCTTTTATTCGTATGCTATATATTGATTATCATCATTGTCATTATAAGACGTTCTAACGGGTTTAATATCACCTTTGAAATATACCTTACCTTTTTCTACAATACCATCTGTGAGGTCAATATCTAAGTTTGTAGGGTCACTCATCTGATATACATTATATTTATAATAACCATTGGGTTCTAAATTAATAATACCATTTAATAAGTCTTCCCCACCATCAGTTTCTTCAACCATAAACTCATTATATCTACATATATTTGGTGATATATCACCAGTGGTGAATATTTTAGATGCTAAAGTGTCATCAGATATAAACTCGAATAGGAAATAAACTGGACTTGGTATAGTAACGTTCTCTGTTAAGGTTAAAACAACCCTATTTATTTCATTTTTTTCTATCTTTATCATATAATGATATATACTTAATTATTTTTTGTTTAAATAAAAAAGACACCCATAATAGAGTGCCCTTAATTGATTAATATAAAAAAGAAATATTATATTTTTATCCTTTTGGTAAATTATTAAAACCAAGCTGGGTGATTTCTCTAGCTGGGTATGGTTCTTTACCTGTTATAGAAATAGTTGTTCCGTTTAAATCACCATATGCTTTTCCTACCGAAGCACTAGAAGCTGTTAAGTCAGCGGCGTTAGTTTCACCAACAACCCAATAAGTGTTATTTTGGTCTTTCACGATTACTAATAAAGGTGCTTGTGCTAAAACTTTTAAAATGTTTCTTTTTTCTGCATCATTCTTAGTAAAGATTAAATTAACCACTTGCTCCCAAAAGTTACTTCCATTTTCTACCGAGTGATTTCCTGTTTGGGTAAATTCTCCTTGTTCGTTTCTTTGTTCAAAAGTAAAAAAGTCTTCTGTACCAGTTATGTCTGTAATCACATCATCAGTGTCTATTGTGTAGACTTCATTACCATTAAATGTAGCTATATAAGCTTCTTTTATTCCACCTAAGCTGTCTTTACAACCTAATGAAATTCCATTATCTAAAATACAATTTGTTATACTCATAATTTTTTTATTTATTTTTATTTTTTATTTAAAAAAAAAGGGGTTAGGACAACCCTACCCCCTAGTTTTCATTTTTTTTATTTACTCGACTTAAGCGTTAGTATATTCAACAACAAATTCTGGAAATGCTACTTGAACTCCAATCTTAAACTTAGAAATAAATCTTACTTCATCATTATCGTTTGAATAAAAGATTTTAAAGTCTTCTGAATCAGATAATAAATCTGTACCAGCATATATGTTAGATGATGTAGATAAAACCATTCTATCAGTTCCATTTAATCCTCTTACAGCAACAACCTTTACATTCGTTCCAGGCACCATTTGAATAAAATCACCACCTTGATTTTCAGCTCCTGTGTATGCGAATAAGTTAGCATCTCTTAAAGCTTTAGCATATGTTCTATAAGTATCATAACCTAAGAATAAAACTAAATCATCTTTATTGATAATGTCCGTTGGTACAACACCTACCATACCATCAACGATATCTATAACGTTAGCTGCAGTAATTGCAGTTTCAGAACCAACATTACCATCAATAACTGTACCTTCCGCGTCGATAACTTTTAAAAGACCATCAGCTAATGATAAGTTACCAGTTAAAGTTGTATCACCTTTCCAAATAATATCTTCAATCATAGCTGAAATTTTACCAGCTTTTTCCTCAGCGTATATTTGTTCGAAAGGAATAGACTCATTATAAGAGCCTGGGTTCATCATTTTTTGTGTATAATAAGCCTCTAGTGTATTTAAGCAAATACTTTCGTTGACTTTAATTGGTGTAACAGCAATTGCTCTTTGTGTTAAAGCTGTTGTTCCATCAGGATTAAATCCACAAGAACCTGCTTGACCTACTAACGTAGAATCGATGATATTAATAGTCGCACTTGACTTAATATCTGGCTGAACTGTAATAAATTCCATAGTCCTACCTTCAAGTAGACTTTTCTTAATTAGTTCCATTTTGTTTTCGTCAGTATATGCTGACAATCCACTTACATCTAAACTCATAATTTAATTATTATTTTTATTTTATTTTCTTTTTGAGAGAAATTTTAATTTATCTTCTCTTGTATTTGTTTTTTCTGATTTACGACTAACCGATTTAGATAATTTAACTTCTTTATCAGCTGGTAAATTAGCTATCTCAGCAACAACCTCACTTAAAGTATCAATAGCTGACATAGATTCAGCCATATTGGAAATTGCTTTTTCTAAAGCTTTTATCCTCTTTTCTAAAGGATTTTCTTCTTCTTCGTCTTCGTATTTATCCTCTTTCTTTTTCTTATCTTTATCCTCAGCTTCTACGTCTTCGTCTTTTTTCTTCTTTTCGTCAGTCATTTCTTCTTCAATAACTTCCTCTTTTTTCTCTTCTTCAGTAGCTTCAGTTTCTTCATCTACATCTTTAATTGAAATAATTTTACCTTCAGCATCTGTTGTTATAACTTTACCTTCGATATTGTGTTCTCCCTCTGGAGCTGGTGTTTCTCCACCATCTTCACCTACTACATAAACTTGGACACCTTCTTTGATTTCTTCTTCTTTAACTCTAAGAACAATACCATCAATAGTGGTTACATCAACAAATTTATTTTCAACATTTTCTTCAACTTCTGAAAATAATGTTTTAATCTTGTCTATAAACGTTTCTCTATTCATACTACTATATATAATTTTTATTTTATGCTCTATTTTATTTTAATTTACTTATGATATCAGACACTTTATCAAAAAAGTCATCTTCTGATATACCCTCATCATTTATAATCTCTTTAATCTCATTATAAGTATCATCATAGTTAATATCTTTATCCATCTTAATAATGTTTTTGGAGAATACTCCTTCTATACTAAATCCTTGAACTTGACCAGACTTAACTTTTTTCCATAATTCATCATTATCCACTTTATATGACACCATCCAAGTAGATTTTGGTATATCTTTAAACCCTAAAGCGTTTGATTTATCATTTTTTGGGTCTGTGACTATCCAACTTTCAACTACAGTAACACCATCCATATCATTTTCTTGGTGTTCAAAATTAGTAGATTTAGTTTTACCATTTTTAGCAAATATTTCTTGTGCTTTAATAACAGTTTCTTCTGTAAAATATACGAAATAAGGATTACCTTCAGCGTCCATTCGAATAATTTCTTGGTTTGGTACCATCGCTGGGCCAGTAACTATTCTTTTTTCATCATCCGTTGATTTAAAACTAAATCTATTATCATCTTTATTGAAATACATAAAGTTTTTTTCTATAGCTGGTGCTGATACAAAAGATATAATATCTAATTCGTTGTCTTTATCATTTTCATCTATAAATAATTCTATTAATATTTTTTTATTTTCCATAATTTTATTATATATTTTATCCTATTTGACTTAATTGTTGTATATTAGTAGCTGTGTCTTGTGCTGTGGTTATATCCGTTTCAGTAACATAAGCTCTTATTGGTATATTAGTACCAAATTGTTCTGTACCAGCACTTCTACCATCAAATCCTAAGTCAGGTGCTGTTTGTTGTGTATCTGGAGCTGGGCCATTACCACCAGTAGAAGCATCAATTTGTGGTGATGGAGATTTAAGTAAAGCAGTAGCCGAAGCCATACTAGTTCCTATTTGTAAAATACCAGCAGCGAATTGGGCTACACCAGCAGCACCAGCAGTTAATAGATTTAAAGGATTACCTTGTGCAGCAACAACCAATGATGATATAGCACTAGCCGTATCAACAGCTATCTTAGCTA